TGATATTCTGGCCAACCATAAGATATAATTGGCACTTCATGCATTAAACATTCTATACCAGCTGTTGAATTATCTATTATAGCTACTCTTGTTTTTGGTAATATACTGTGTATACAATCAAATCCAGTTATTACATGATGTCCTGCATCTTTCCATTGTTTTACTAATACTGAATTTTTATATCTTGGATGTAATTTAATTACTACATTTTCTCCATGTAATTTATCAACAATCATTTTTAATTTTACTATATGGTCGCCAAAGCCAAAGCCATGTACTGTTTCATCATCTGGCATTTGTCCAATAACTAATATATGGTCATCAGGTATATCTTTTGAATCTTTCCATTTAAGTAATACTGAATCATCCCATTTATTTGGCTTTGTATTTCTTAACTCTACAACACTTTCCCAATCCATATCATTATTAATATCTGGCCTTGTGAACGAGAGTGCACTTGAATTCGCATATCCCATGGAATCTATTGCAAAGTGACGACTCGTGGGAGCTGTGGGTTTGACAATAAACACTTTTTTAATGTCTGTTGTAGTATGATTATAAAAATGTAAATCAGCTGGATTATCTTCTACTACTTCACTATGGCCTAAATTATTCATAGCACTACGTATGATATCATAGTATCTATTAGCTATTTTTTCAAATTTATAATCGTGAAACTTATATAGCATTAAACCATTTTGGTACTGGACGTTTTGTCCAATCCATTTTAAACCTATGTTGCTTTGTATGATAGAATGCTCGATAAGATTCTACTGCATCTTCTTTTATACATTCAGGATTAGAACCCATGGCTAATCTGAATGGAGTCATTTTTTTAACTGGTATATTATCGGGTAATTTTTCTAAAGCTTTTCTAAGTTTAGTATCGGTTGAATGTATTTTACCATAACGATAAGTGTATTCATCGCATAAACCTATAAAATGTAAATAGTGCCATCTATAATTATGCATTGATTCTCTTGTCCATATTGTACAAGGATGATTGAAATGGCATGCTCGATATAATGTATCTTCTCTGTCATCTGGCAATTCATAGTATTTTGCCATTGTTTTACCAGACTTAGATGGTCTTCTTGTTTCGATACCATCGAGCATACGATGTACTGTTGATAGCATTTGAGCTGATTCGACAATCATTTTGACCACATGTTTGTCGCATTGTTCTTGAGCAGCAAGTACAGGGTCTTGGTTTAAAATAAATAAATTCATTTTTTAATTTTCTTTAACCACTTTGCGCCATCACGTTCTGCATCAATAAATATCGCATTTGTAAATCCAACTGGTAATACTACTGCAATATGAATTATAATACTGGTAAGAATGTCATATCCTAACCAGCCCATATAATAAGCTGCTACAAATCCAAAGTATACACTCCACATTGTAAAAAGTACAAGTGTAAAATATAACTGTAAACTTGGGTCTGCTATATAACGTAATGGATTGTACCTATTGTCCATGACTACTCTCCAGCAGTCAACAACCCATGCTAATAATTTTAATAATTTAATTTTCATAATGTATATTATATCATAGTTTCAATCAAATGTAAACTATTCTTTTTTCTTTTTCTTTTTATGCAATTTTGCATATAATTTATGTTGTCGTAATTCACGTATATCTTTAACTAGTTTTCTTCTTTTTCTAGCTCTTGAAGATTTTATCATTCTGTCTGCTTGTATTGGTAATTCTATATCCATTGTATCTCCTTGAATAATTGAGTTAACATAATAAACAGATTTTGCGATAGGCGTACCTCCTTATTTTACGATTAAGTTTGGGAATGCATCATTTACTAATTTTTTAGTGATTCCCTTGTACTTCATTTTTTTGTCTTTTGCTGCAATAAGTAATTCAGCTTCTTCGACATGAAGTGATTCTAGCAAATTTAAAAATAAGCCTTCTCTTTTAAGTGGCTTTAAATCATTTGCTATTGGTCCTTTAAAGAAATATTTAAATTGTGTATATGCTTTATTCAATACTGTATATTGATAATCTTTAGGTGCGTCATCTTGTCTATAAGACGGAGCTCCTTCAGGTAAAGCTGATACTACTGTATCATCATACTGTATTCTAAGTATGTCAGTAAGACCAGGTGATTTATTAAGTTGTAAGAATTTAATTCTTTCATCTCTTTTTACGATTTTGCCTGCTTCAGTCAGGACTTCAGATATTAATTTTCTAGCCATTATAAAATTCCTCCACGACTTCAATTAAATGATTACATCTTTTCTTTATTAAATAATTCAATACTTTCATATTTGGCGTTTTTGATTGCCCGTTAAAATTATTTATAATACTTTCTTGTATGTTTTCTGGTATATCAGTTAGGTCAATAAGTTTTTTATTTCTTTGATAATTACGGTATGTATCTTCATCCATATTATCTCTTAAATTATCAGCATTTTCTAACCAGTTATCAATCCTAGTTTGTCTTAATGGTGTTTGATGATTTTCACTGATAAATGTATCATCAGCTGATAAAACATTTGGTACACCATCACCACTATCTCCTCTCATTATATGATTAAATAAATAAGTTCTTGGGTTTTTATCTGTGACAAATTTCTTTTGTATAGGTGACCATTGTTTTACATTTTTATATTTTTGTAATTGTATAAAGTCTTTATCAGAAGATATAATCATTACTGGTTCATCCATACCAAACTCTTGAGTTTGCATAGTAAGTGTACCAATAATATCATCAGCTTCTACACCTTCCATGTGTATTACTTTATATGGTAAGTAATCTCTTATTTCATCTCTTACTGTATGTAATATTCTAAATATCTCATTCCAATCCTGGTCTGATTCTTCTCTATTCTTTTTACGATGAGCTTTATATTCTGGAAAGAATTCTTTTCTCCAAGTGTTCATACCATCGGCACATATAACAACTTGGCCATATTCATCTCTATGTTTTTTATTATACATACGAATACTGTTAAGTATCATATGCCTTATCATACTTTCATCATTTAATTTTTGTACAATTATATTTGAAAGTGCTATTTGACTATAATCAATTAGTATCATCATCATCTCCTTCAGGGTCTAAGTCAAAGTCTGGCTCAAAAGTAAATTCTAATTCTCCATCTTCTGGTACAAATGTATATAAATCTTTTTGTGCCTTTTCGTTAATAAGAATCATTTCTTTTATTTTGACATAAGTGTTATCAAGTGTTTGATGTAATCCATGTGGAATACCATAGTATCTATTAAACATTGCATTTAATAAATTAACTATAACAAACATATCTCTTGATTCTTGAACTGTTTCATTTCTAAAATCCATTTCCATTAATCCTTCGCTTACTTGGCCAGTTTTAATAAACTCTTCAAGTACTTCCATAAGGTAATGAGAACATTCAACACAATCATTACTTAATATATCTAAGTTTTGAGCTTCTTTTTTTGCTTCCTGTTCCTTTTTAGTTGGAAAAGGAATAACATTATCTTTATATTTTTTCATATAGTATATATTATAACATACTTTTAATCATTTGTAAACAAGTTTTTTACACTTTTTGAACCTATTCTACAATTGATTATACCATTATAATAACTTTCATTTAACAATACTTCTCTATCAAATTGTTCTTTTGTTTCCATATATGCGCACTCTCCTTTAGTTTTACATAAATGTAATATTTCTCTGTAAAACATATCTTGTCCGCATTTTTCTACATCTTCTTGTAAATGTTTATTTGAACCCCAATAATCTCTCCAATCTGATTCGACTTTTAATTTTTTTCTACGTTTTCTTGTTTTAGTTATGGGAAGTGTTTTAGCTTTCCAAAAGAATTTTTTACCAATATACTTTTTATTTGTGGCTCTATTTGTTATACAATAGACAAATCCATATAAATCAGAAGGTGTAAAATCTTCTGGTGGATTATATTCTCGTCCTTGATATGTCCATTTCATGGTAGAAATATAAACATTAGTATCATCCATACAAATGCTACATATAATGGTGAAAAGTTTAAGTGAAAGTTTTTATCAAATTTAGTCATATTCATTAAAGTCTAATTCATCAGCGTCATCGTCAGTAGGTTCACCACAATGAGGACAAAAATTAATTTTAAGTTCTCTATCGTCAGGCTTAATTACTATTCGAGAATAGCAATACTCGCATTCCAATATCATTGCAAATGAGCCTCTAAATCTGTATACCCTCCGATTTTTTCGCCATCAACTATAATTTGTGGAAAGGTTCTTGCGCCTGGAAATGTTTCTATCATTTCTTCTCTACCAAAATCTGTACCTAAAGATTTATAAGTATATTCTAATCCTTTTTGTTCACATAAAGCTTTTGCTCTATCACAAAATGGACATTGTGGTTTTCCATATATTTCTATCATTTCATTGTCTCCTCAATAAATTTACTTATAGTATCTATATCTCCATCAGATAACATACCAGCTTGAGCCCACATAGTGGAACTCATAGAACCTACTTCTTCTCTATTTTTGTACGCATATAACTTTTCAGAAATATACGACGCATCTCGTCCGGCAAGTTTGGGAAAGACTCCCATTCCTTGACCTTCTTGTCCGTGGCATGCTGCACAACCGGCCCAAAGTCCTTTAATGGAACTGAATGGGTCTGATTCAGCGGCTGCTCTTTTTTTCTGCTCAATCTGAGCTGGTGTACCATTTTCTTCAACATATTTAACATAACAGTCTCCCGTACAACTATGTGCACTACTATATCCTTTATACTCTAAATTATCATATGTGATTGCTATTGTACCAAATACAAAGCCACATATACCTATTAATAAATAAAATGCGTCGTTCATTTAAATGCCTGTCCTATAAGATAAAATGCCATTAACATACCACCAAAAACAAATAACTGTACAAATGCCATAAAGGCAACTAAAGGTAATTGTTTTTCAGCCCACCAATTTAATTCTGTTTCTTGCCATTCTTCAAATTGTTCAGGGGTGGCATCGGCTGGTTTGTTTAAATTTAATTGTAATTGTGTTTCATAACCCGACATTACATTAGCCGCGTCATCAACAGCACTTGGTCTTTTCCACGGGTCTGGGCTCATAGTGATAATCCTTTTAATGTTTTATCATCAACGTCTTGTTTTACTCCACCTACAACATAAGAACTTATCTCAGTTTCTTGTGGAGCAACTTGTACGTTTCCGCCTGATATCCATTTTTCTGTCCATGGTAATGGATTCATTTGTGGAACTGTATAAGGACAAGGTAAACCTAATGCTCTCATTCGTTTACAACCTATCCATTCTACATAGTTTTCTAAGATTGATTCATTCAATCCAATCATTGAACCATCTTTAAATAAAAATCTAGCCCAAGCTTTTTCTTGTTCAATAACATCTACAAATAGTTTTATTATTGTATCTTCATTTTGCTTAGCTATCTTTTGATAATCTTTATCTTCTTTAATCATATTTTTTAACATGACTGTTGTAGAAGCTAAATGTGTATTCTCATCTCTTGCAATAAATTTAATTATTTTAGCATTGCCTTCCATTTTTTTAAGCTCAGCGAATGCCCAACTGCAGGCGAAGGATACATAAAAACGTATTCCTTCTAGAGCATTCGCTGAAAGCATTGCCATATATAAAGACCTTTTATGTTGCATTTTATTAGTTGCTGCATTATTGTCATGAATTAAATCATCATAATACTTTGCAATATCATTGCTACAATCAAGTATTTCTTTTATATCTAGCATCTCATCAAATACTTCAGATGGATTAGGATATACGTTTCTAATTATGTGCGTGTACGACCTGGAATGAATCGTTTCAAAAAACGACCAAGTCTCAATCCAATTCTCAATTTCGGGTAACGAAGCAATAGGAAGGAAAGCAAGGTTCGGGGCCCGACCTTGAACAGAGTCCAGTAATATTTGACGTTTGAGGTTCGATGTGAAGATATGTTTTTCATGGTCGGTAAGTTCTCCAAAGTCTTTTTTGTCTTTTGACACGTCAACTTCTTCTGGTCTCCAGAAAAAGCCTAATTGTTTATCGGTTATTTTTTCGATTTGAGGATATTTGACTTGGTCATATCTTGCAATATCAACACCCTCATCTAAAAACATGTTTTTTTCTAAATGTGATTTTTTATTTTTCTGTAGTATTGGCACGTTCAAATTCCTTTAACTTTTCAAGTTCTCTATTTACTATTTTTTCTAAATCTTCAACGTCTGGAAGCATGTCCCAGTCTTCAGATTGTGCAGGCGTCGCAGTCTTCTTCTTCGATGTTTGTTGTTCCTGTGTCATAAGTGTGATGTTCATCCTCCTTCATTTCTCCTGCACCATCATATGTATTGAAATAGTACAATTGTTTTAAACCAAGTTTGTATGCTGTAAATAAATCTTGTATCATTACAGACATGGGAATCTTATTATCCTCGTAATTTTCGGGATTATAAGATGTGTTAACTGATATTCCTTGGTCTATATATTTTTGTAATATACCACAAATACTTAAATATCCTTCAGGAGATTGTTGTTCCCAAAGTAAATCGTATTTGTTCTTAAGATGATGATAGGCTGGTACGACTTGTGCCATTACACCGTCTTTACTTTGTTTATATGATACTAAAGCTCTTGGAGGTTCAATACCATTTGTACTATTACTTATTTGAGCGGATGTTTCTGCAGGCATTAATGCCATAAGAGTAGAGTTTCGGATTCCAGTTTCTCTGAGTTGCTTACGCAAGTCTTTCCACGGTAATCTTTCTCTGTGCGCTATTAAATTATCTATCGCCCCTTTATAAGTATCGATAGGAAGTATTCCTTGAGAATATTTCGTATCAGTATTATATATCATTTTTCCTTTCTCAACTGCAAGGTTTGCAGAACTTTTTATTAAATAATATGACCAAGCTTCAGCATATTCATCTACTACTTCATAGGCTGATTCGTCGTATTTAAGTCCTCTCTTTGCAAGGAAATATGCTAAGTTAATAATACCTACACCTAAAGGTCTTCTATTTAAAGTACCTTTCATAGCTGCTGGTATAGGATAACCTTGATAATCTAATAACTCATCCAGGGCTCTTACTGCTAAATCACAGTACTTTTCAAACTCATGTGGTTCATTAATTAAACCCCAATTAATAGCTGATAAAGTACAAAGAGATATTTCTCCATCTTCATCTTCTGGTCCATTAAGTGGAGTAGTTGGTAAATCTATTTCACAACATAGATTACTCATTCTTATTGGAGCTCTTTCTGATATAAATGCACCATGGTCGTTTGCATGGTCTACATTCATAAGATAAATTCTACCTGTATCTTTTCTTTCAGTTAAAAATGATTGAAATACTTCTAATGCTGGTAAAGATTTTTTTCTTATACTATGAGCTCTTTCATATTTTTCATATAGTTCTTTAAATTTATCTTGGTCAATAAAAAATGCTTCATATAAACCTGGTACATCATTTGGGTCAAAGAAAGTAATATTACCACCTTCAATTAACCTTTCATACATAAGTTTATTAAATTGAAAAGCATAATCCATGTGCCTAACTCTTGTTTCATCTGTACCTTTATTGTTTTTAAGTACAACTAAGTCTTCATATTCATAATGCCACAAAGGTAAATATACAGTTGCAGCACCACCTCTTACTCCTCCCTGTGAACAAGATTTTACAGCACTTTGAAAATATTTAAGAAATGGTATAAGTCCTGTATGAACAACTGAGCCATCTGCTATTTTAGCACCTAATGCTCTTATTGAACCTGCACCTATACCAATACCAGCTTTTTTACTTATATACCTAACAATAGAAGTAGCAGTAGCATTAATAGAATCAAGACTGTCTCCGGACTCAATGAGTACGCACGAAGAAAATTGTCTAGTTGGCGTTCTAACTCCTGCCATAATCGGCGTAGGTAGCGATATATAAAATTGAGAAATTGCATCATAATAATCCTTTACAAATTTTAATCTATTATCTTTATAGTTGCTAAATAAAGTCATAGCAACCATCATATACAATACTTGTGGAGTTTCGTATATTTGTTTAGTTCTTCTATCCTGGACTAAATACTTACCTCTAAACTGTTCCATACCAGCATAAGTAAATGTATCATCTCTTTCATGTTTAATATAATTACTTAATTCTACTATTTCGTCTTCATTATACAAATTAGTAATTTCTTTATCATATACACCAAGTTCAACATTTCTTTCTATAATCATAGTAAGAGGCGGTACTTCATATTCACCATAAGCTTCTTTTCTCATTTTATAAGAAATAAGTCTTGCTGCTACAAATTGATAGTTTGGTGTTTGTTCTGATATAAGTTCAGCGGCTGATTTGATAAGTAGCTCATGGATATCATAAGCTGGAATCTTATCATATAATTGAATATTTGCTTTAAGTTCTATTTCAGACATAGATACGCCTGATATATCTTCAACTGCCCATTCTAAAACTTTGTGAACTTTTTCCAAGTCGAATGCTTGGATAGAACCATCTCGCTTAGTGACATTAATTGTATTTGTTCCATTCATAATAATATATATTATATCACAAATCCTATGATTTGTAAACCTTTATTTTACTTTTTTTTCTAGTTCTTCAATACGTTTGATAAGCGCTGGGTACGCATCAAACTCCTCTAATGGACAAGGTGCATGCGAATCTCTTTCTAGCAATTCTATTCTTTTAAGTAATAGAGGATGCTTTTCAAACCATTTCTTTTCTTGTTTGATTATATCAATACCAATTTTTTCTTCAAGGTATTTATCTAATCTTAATAGCCAATTAGGTTTATAAACTTTAAGTAGTAATGATATTATCGCCTTGACAATATTTATTACTAGGCCAATCATTTTAGCCTCTTATCTCTTCTAAAGCTTCAGGGTTTTCTATTTCTATTCCAACTCCTTTGCCTTTATCTCCGTTTGGCATAGTCACATCTCTGTAATATATGACTACTTCACCTAATTGTTTTATGTATCTTTTAAGTTCTTGCATATCTTCAGCCATAACTTTATAGTCACCAACTGTAGTTGCTACAAATACAACTTCTCCACTATTTAATTCTTTCATTTCATCTAGGAATCTATCCAAATATGTATAGCCTTCTGGCCAATCTGGATTTTCTCTATCTTCTAAATCGCATGCCTTTGGTCTTTTATCATCAACCTTTTTACATGGATTTGCAATTCTTGCTTCTGAAACAACCCACCACTTTGGTGCTGTTAATTGTACAGGACGTGGTAAGTCTGGTTGCATTATATCTATTTCAATAGGTTTAGAACTGACTTCTATTTGTTTAGTTCCCATTAAGGAACAACCACTAATTATTAGGATTAGTGAGATTGTACAAAGCTTCTGTATCATCTTCAAGACCCTCCATTACCGCTTCACTTGCGCCATTAAATCTGTTTTCTATTAATCCAGGTTTTTTAACTGCTAATAAATCTAAGTTATGCCTAGAGAATATTGCTAAATATTCAGCTTTTTCTGCTTCTATTTCAGCATTTTTTCTGCTCATGTTTTGTAAAGCCTTACCTTGTTTTTCATAACTTTCTCGTAAAGCTTCCATAGCTTCTTCTTGTTGTTCAATTGCTGCTTCTAACTTTATATTATTTTGAGTTAGTGTTTGATTCTGATTATATAAAAAGAATGTCACTAAACCTAAAGCAACGAGTAAACCCATAGTTAATTGATTCATTATTCGTCCTCTATCCTATATCTTAAACCTTGCATACCTCTTATATGCACAGTTCTTTTATCATGTGTTCTAAATTTTAGTTCTTTGAAATTTGCTTTGATTATCTTACGTACGTGCTCGTACACTTGGTCGTCTTCATTGCCCCATTGAGAATCATATGAGACATGTATTGTATATCTTATTGTCCAAAAACTAGATAGCCAATACCAAAAATTTTTAAGATGATTCCAAACTTTAATAACAAAATCTTTCATATTATAATTTATCTATATCTACGCCAATAACATCTAAAACTACTTTACGTAATTTTTTATCATCAGTTTCCCAATGTTTACTATATCTATTAAATCTTATTTTGCCCATACTTACACTTAAATCTCCACCATATATATCATAACCAGCTTTTTTAAATGCTTTTTCTATATCATATCTAAGTGCACTATTTCTTAATCTTAATTCTCCTGTTCGATAGTATCTAAAATCGTTTTCATCAAAATCGTATGAATCTGTTTTAGAGTTATATCTACCTTCATCTAAATCTGTTTGGCCTTTTAGCATTTTTTTATTTCTTCTATCTAATATACGTTTAATAAATGCTTTACCTTCTTTTGTTCTACCATCATACATAGATTTTTTAACTCTATCTTTATGTTTCTTATGCTTATCTTTTGGCATCATATCAGCTGGCATTGCAACACCTCCGCCACCGACTGAATTTGCAGCCGCATCTTCCCACATTGCTTCGTATTCTTTAAAACTTCTTCTCATTATGCCACCTGTTTTGCTAATGCTTTTTCTAATTTTTTTTCTTCAGCTTTACTTAAAGCTTTTTTAAATACCGCTTTACTTTTACCATAAATTTGTTTTAATTTTTTAGCGATATATCTTGCTACTGCTGCTATTTGTTTTCTCGCTGTAAATGCTAATATTAATACTAATACTGCAAGAGAGCCTCCTAGAATCATACCTAAATTTTCTGGGTCCATATTAAGTTGTTTAGCAAGATTGTTTAATCTGTTTGTTTTCATCATTGTACCAGGTCCTGGTCCAACAAAATCTGGGTCGCCAAATCTATAAGGTTTTGGAGGACCAACAAAGTCATCTACCATTCTAGTTGATTGACTTCTATTCATGTACTTTATAGCACTATTAGAATTTCTTAACATTCTTCCTACTCTATATGCAGCAAAGACATAAGGAGCTATGGTTACGAAAAAAGATTCTTTTAAATCTTCTTTAGTGAAGCCCATCTCTTCTAGCATCATATGTTCTTTAAGTGTAATTACCTGCATATATCTCCATTACTTACGTAAAGCTCCTGGTTTGTTTTAGAATGTTTTACTCTATAAATATTTATATCTTGAAACCTTCCAATTGGTGCTTGTAAATCTTCAACAACCACTCTTGTATTTTTTAATGCTATTACCTCTCCAGTTATTGGTGATGCAATATCTTCTGTTAATATATAATTACCTGGATATAAATTAGAATTCTCATCTTGATACCAAGTATTTTCAGTTAAATCATACGGGTCAATCTCTATATCTAATGCTTTTTCTAGCATTTCCATCATTTTCTCATCAGACATATTTGTATGTTCTCTGATAAGAAAAAGAGCTGCTCCATATCTTGCAACAACTGACCTTCCACCTGGTACTTTACCTATTAACCTTTTTAGATTAAATACCAATCTATGAAAAACAGTATAAGCTGCTTTTTCGTCAGGCTTAGTTCTTTGCTTTGCTCTTTTAAGAACTTTACCTTTATCATCTATTATACCAAGCGCATACGCTTTTGTTTTGCTAAACGGAGTAACGAGCAATTTCAAAAAACGAAATGCGTAAAATAAATCTCCTGCTCTTGATACAAATGACATTATAGTTCTCTTAATACCTCTACTATGTTGGGGTCCATTATTACCTCAACCTTTTCATCCTCTGGCAGATAATGAAGATATACTAAAAATGGTTTTATATATTGATAGTGATTTTCATCAATCTTAAACCACATCATCTTATTACATGCTTTTATACCAAATACATTATAAAGAACTATTATATGATTAAGGATTAATCTTTCCTGTAATTCACCATGTTCTTCGTATCTTGTAAGCAGCCTTTTAAGATATTTAAATCTTGAAAGGTCATTTTTAAACTCTTCAACATCCGTACATTCCGGATTATTATAATTTTGAGCTGCAAACAGCTTAAAATTCTTATTATTCAGCTCATCAAATACTTTCATCATATATTATATATAATATAGTTTAAGGACCTTGGTCGTTTATTTGGTCTTGTGTGTCCTTTAAATTCTTAGGCTTCATAACACCTAATGCAGCAACTGCAAATTTCATAAGTTTAGCATCTGGTCCAGATAATTCTACATCGTCTCCACCATATTGACTTGAACCTAATTTTTTAAGTTTAAGTCCAAACCTTTTATAAGATGGTCCACCACCTTCTGTTCCCATAAAAGCCTTAACCATTAGTTTACCTTCATTTACTTCTTTTTTTTCTTTTTCTTTAGCTTTAATAGCTTTTTGTAAAGCAGGTGGAAGTTTCTTTTGTTTATCAGTAAGTTCATCAACTTCTTCTTCGCCTTTTTTATCTAATTCTTCAGCCTTTGCTTCATAGTTTTTATCGACCCAATTAAAGAATTCTTTTTTCTTTTCATCATCCATTTCGCCGATACCACTTACGCCAAACTTTTTAAGACCAGCATTAA